CTCGGCAATCGAGTTAGGCTTCAGGAACCCGCCCGGGAACGAATTGGTAGTTGCCACCTGGGCTGAGGCTATCGGGGCGGATGTGGTGGACATGGTGGAGCTCGCGGCTCAGGGGCGGCCGAGGCCATGCAGGGATTGCCCTATTTCCTCAAACCATAAGGAGTAACCGATGTCTGAACGCATTCGCAAAGTGGTCCACAGTCTGAAGACCTGGCCGGAGTTCTTTCAGCTCACCTTGAACGGTAAGAAGAAGTTTGAGCTTCGCCGGAATGACCGGGACTACCGGGTGGGGGACGAACTGTTGCTGAAGGAGTGGGACCCGGAGGTTTACAGGGGTCGTTGTGAAATAGGTTTTTCTGATGATGAAGAATCTGTTCAGTTTTCCTACACTGGCCGGGAGGTCATTGTCAGGGTGAACTACATCATGCCAGCCGACCAGATCCACGCCATCATGGGCGGCTCTCATATTTATGAACCGCCCGACTACATCATTATGTCGGTCAGTCTTATCCCTTAACCCCCAGGAGGCCACCGGCGCCAGGCGAGAGTCGAAGACGGTTCCAGGAGAAGATTATGGTAGAGAATCAGCAAGAAACCGCTCTTCCTGAATGGCAGAGCCATAAGCGAGTTCGGGCGGATAAGATCGTCGCTTCGGTATCAGAATCGCCGTCCATGACCGGTCATTGGGACCTGGAATGTGGAGAGTCGGTCCCTGTAAGCCTTCACTTGGCTCACCGGGTCCCGGAGGGTGTGAACCCTGTAGGTGGTTATTATGTTCTATACGAGGACGGCTATGAATCCTGGTCGCCGGCCAAGGCATTCGAGGCAGGGAATGTCAAGATGTTGGGCGAAGATGCTCCTGCTCCCCCTCCTTCTTATCCGTACCCTGGCTCTATGGCTGACATCAATCATCGCTTTACTTACCACGCCCCCAAGGAGGGCCAGCCAGCCAAGTATGATCTTCTGCGCTCTCATGCTCGCGCCCTGGCCCAAAACATCAATAATCTTTGTTCTGAGAGCAGGGAGAAATCCTTGGCTTTAACGAAACTTGAAGAAGCGATCATGTGGGCCAACGCCAGTATCGCCAGGAACGAATAAAGGAGGTGGTTCTGATGCGCGGCAAAAAGAAAGGCGGCTGTTAGGTAGGCTGGATAGCTGATTCGGAATTTAGATACCGGGGTCCGGGCCGGGTCTAACCTCACTCGGACCCCACCTTGATAAGGAGGCGCACCATGGTCCACTGGTTCTGGTTGGTGATCGTAGCGGTAGCAGTCTTCACCCTGGGCTTTATGGGGGCGATATGTCTTGCGGCTGGAGCGGCTGAGGATGCGTACCGGGCGGGGTTCGTGGAGAGCGAAGCGTTGGGCCACGCTTCCGGGTTCCAGGACGGGCTCAAAGAGATGCAGAGGGTCGGGTGATGGTAATGTGTGAACCAACGTGTACGGAGTTCAAGGGTGGCACGATCAACCATTGGGTGTGCCGGTACTGGTTCTTTCCTCACCCTGACACGGGCAACCCCAAAGCCGGAGAGCCGTTGTGTCGGTTGGGCCGAAAGTGTCCGAGTCAGGGTCAACGGGTGGCTCAAAGGGCAGATAATGACAATGATGGCGAGCCCGATTAATGGCCTCCCTTACTCATCCCGACATCATCGGCTGGCCCCCGTACTTTCTCATCGAGGGCGATAAGCCATTGGCCGAAAACAAGCAGTTGATTGACGAGATTATGAAAGAAGATTTCATTTTCTACCTGATAGAACCATGGGACATGATCAAAGGAAAATGTTGATGCCTGCTGACAAAGTGATCCTATACGCTGTAACCTCATCGAACATCCACTCCATCGGGTACGACCCCCAGGCACAGGAGCTTCATATCCAGTTCACCAGCGGTTCCTACTATATATACCGTGATGTGTCCCTGGAAACTTATGAGGCCTTCCGGGCGGCCAAGTCGGTAGGCAAGTATTTCATGCAGAATATCCGGAATATTTACGAGGGGGTGAAGTCATGAGTTGCACCGGCTGTTTTTGGGCGGAAGAGGGGGAATGTTTACAGGGTGAGGATACCACTCAGGAAAATTGTCCGATCTATGCGAGTCGAATAGACGCCATGACCGGTCAACCGCTCGGACCTCTCCACCCGGCTCCGGAGCCGACCCCCGAGCAGTTATTAATGGCTTCTGTCAGCCGCCATGACCGGGGAGTTGAAGATTAGAAGGCAAAATAAGCGGGGATAAGCTCAATGGGTAGAGGCCGACCTTCCCGGTCGGTGGTTCCGGGTTCGAGACCCGGTCCCCGCTCACAACATAAATAACAGATACATTATCTATAAATACGATTTACCGATATCACACCTCTCTTCCCTCCCCCATGTAGTACCCAAATACCTTCATATCAACGTAATAATACCGTTTCCCACGCCTCAACATATTGTCAACTATATTGCTAACACAATTCACAACAAAATGACATTCTGATAATTTTACCCCTTGTAATTTCCATTTATTTGTTGCCAACTTACAATATGGCAGAAGTAAAATGGTTATTCGGGCCGACTTCATTATCATACATTCATTCTACGGCCCAAATTAACGCATTATTCGGCCCTCCAGGTGCCCATAAAACTTTTGCGTCCATTCAAGCTATCTTAGCCCATCAGCAACGATGTAAGCAAAGCATCAGGGTTGCTATCATTCGTGATACCTTGGAGAACATCAGAATTTCAGTGGTTCCATCTTTCTATGAATTTTTCCAAGCCGATACCAGTTATGTGCATTTCAAGAATGAGAACAAGGAATGCCGCATTGACCTGGCTGGCGGCTTCCATATCGACATTGATCTCTTCGGTTGTAACGACCCTTCCGATCTGCAGCGTCTACAAGGTGCTTCATCCTGGTCTTTGATCTGGATTAATGACCCGGCCCCCATGACTGAGAAGGGTAATGCTGGTGTGCCGGAAGTGGTTTATGATCACGCCGCTTACCGTTCCACTCGCCGCTCAGGTACACCCAGCCGGCTCCAAGTTGACATGAACTATGCCGAGGAAACCCACTGGACTTATCGGCGCCTCATCTTGGAACCCGATATCGACCCGGAAGCGCCTCTGATCGTCAAGCGGGTATTCAGAGTTACTTATGACGAAATGCAGGCCCTCAATGAAGAAGCCATGCAGATGGCGAAACGGGTCTTTTCGCATGATGAAACGGCTAGGGCGCGCTATGTCGAAGGTAAATTTGCCGAGTTCAAGCCAGGTAAAGAGGTGGCCCCCGGGTATAAGCGGGACATTCACCTTTGCCCCTCGGAAATCTGGCCTTCCCCCGGCCTGACTTGCTTTGCGGGTTTTGACGGATGGCATAATCCGTCGTGCGTTCTAGGCCAAATCACTACAGAAAACCGTCTGATTTACATCGACACGGTGCGGGCGGAAGGGACTGACATTGCGACTCTCTTGGAAACTCAGGTTGGCCCTCTTCTGAGAAGCCCCAAGTGGAATAACAAGTGGAGGTCTTGGCGGATTTGCGGTGACCGCAGTATCGGTAACCGAGACCAAGGAAATTACAGCCATTCTCCTGCTCAAGATATTGAGAAGTTCTTCACGCAGTTCGGCCACGGGATTTACAAGCCCCGGTTTGAGGGCGGCCCGGTCACCTGGTCGGAAATTGAGCGCACTTTCAATTATTGGCTTATTCACCGGAGCCCTTCCAATGCTCCGATGGTCTATCTGTCGGCCACCAACCATCTTCTGGATAAGGGGCTCAATGGGGCTTGGCACTTCAAGATCGACAATTCTGGAAACATCGTAGGGACGGAGCCCCAGAAGACAGAAATCAGCCACACGATGGACGCATGGGCCAATTCGGTCTGCGTGTGTCTTGGGAAGGTTGGCCGGCAGGGTCTTGACCGGGGCGCCATGGCCCGGCAGAACGCCAAATGGCGCAAAGTTGCCAATAGTTATGCGGTGCAGGGAGGTAGACAACATGCGGCGACCCGCTAAAGGATGGACGCCAACCAACGTGGGGAACCGCCTCAAGATGGAAGAGGCCGGGTTCCAACGGTGGCGTCCTCATACTTTTTTTGAAGGATGGAACGGGGATGGAACCATGCGGACCCGAGAAGGGTTCAAGAACACTCTGACCGATCAAGAGATTACGCCCCCTGCAGGTTGGAACGCCGATCTTGGCAACCTTGACCACGGCGACATAGCCTGCGTCCAGCATTCCGGGGATGCCTACAGGGAAGGGTGGGAGAGGATCTGGGGACAAAAGGAGAATCAGGATGCCATTAAAACCGGGTAAATCGAAAAAAGTTGTGTCGGAGAACATTTCCGAGTTCCACGGCGGCAAAACATTTGAGCATACCAAGGCAAAGTTTGGGAAAGAGGCCGCCGATAAGCAGGCCGTGGCTGTGGCCCTGAATGAGCAGCGGAAATCAGGCGGCGGCGGCAAGCCTTCCGGTATGACCGTGCTCCCTTCTGAAAAAATTAAGCACCTGAAATAGGCGACCAATGGCCCTTCAAGAAGACCTCCCGGCCAGCAGCATCAGCGAGCCGAAGCAGATGGACCCGAAGGAACAGGCCGAACGGGAAGAGGCTGCCAGCGCCTATGCCGGCGAGTCCCCTGGCCACTTCGTGGACTACTGCATGGACTGCGTTGATACCTCCGTCAAGGCCATGCTGGATATTCGCCGAATGCAGGAAGAGTGCTGGCGCATCTTCAATGAAGAGGAACCGGACAACTGGGCCATGAAGGAGATGTGGCAGTCCAAGATCACCTACCCCAAGCCCAACAAGTACGTCAGGACGGGACAGGCCCTGGCCCGAACTGCCTTCGATGTAGATTTCCTCGCCATTGAGAATGAGAGGGACCCGGAGGCGGTCGATTTTTGGTCTCAGTTCATGGGCTTGATGGTGACCCGGAACTACGCCAATTTTCCGACTAAATTTGCGGATGCAACCGCCATGGCCCTGGCCATCGGCACTTCCCTGGAAGTTATGCCCTATTGGGAATCAGGCAAAGGCCTGAAGCTGGATCTACTAAACCCGGAGAATATCCACCGTGATCCTATCGCCGCCAGCCGTGAGCCCTGGTCGGGGCGTTATTGGGTCCACCAGGAATGGCAGGCGTATTCAGAACTCAAAAAGGGCGAGAAAGCTGGCATCTATAAGAACATTGAAGATTTCGGCATTGGCGGCGGCTGGCTCACTGACTCGAATCTTACCGAGGAAGAGATTGCCCGGCGCAAGAACATGATCCATGTCCAGGGCAAGTACAACAATACGGTAATGGTTTCGGAGTTCTGGGGCAAGGTGCTCTCCCCGAGAGGGGAAGAACTGCTCAATAGCGCGAGATACACTGTGGCCGGCGGCCAAGTGATCAGGGCTCCCGAGTCAAGCCCTTATCCCACCATCCGCTGGCCTGGGGTAGGGTTTAGCGCCCTCCCCAACCTGCGCCGTTTTGATGGCCGCGGCTTACTCCAAGGGATCAGGAGCCTGTGGTACTTCGCCAACAATTTGCTCTCTCTCCATGCGGACAATCTGAATTGGGTGGTCAACCCTATGACGGAGATGAATACCGATGCCCTGGTGAACCCCATGGACAACGATGTGTTCCCTGGCAAGACTCAGTTGACCTACCAGACCGCTAACGGCCAGCCGGTAACCCGGACCATTGAGCGTAACACCCGGAACAACGACATCCTCGCCATGCTGGCCAAGGCCGACATGATCATGGACGATGGCAGCGGGATAAGCGCCACGATTCAAGGAAACCCTGGATATCGCTCTCAAATAACCAAAGGTGAAGCGGCCCAGAACCTGGACCAGAGCAACACCCTCATGGGCTCCATTGCGGCAGACATTGAAGACGGGGCACTGAATGTTATCACCGCCATGGCCGAAACGATACGGGTCAATATGACTTTTGATGAGCTACGGCAGTGGTTCCCGGAGTTCGCCCAGAAATATCAGGTGCCGGTGTCGGAGCAGTTTCCTACCGGACTGAACTTGCCGAAACTGACCAGCGGGAATTTCAAGATCGCTGGCATTTCGGCTTTTATGAAGCACCAGGAGAATTTGAGGAACTTGAAGGATATGGAAGAGATGTTCCAGCCCAATAGCGTATTCTTGCCTTTCCTCAAGCCATACCCGTATCTGAAAGCTCGGGTGAAGTATACCAATTTGGTTGACATCGGAGTGCTGATTTCACAAGAACAGGCCGATCAGATCGACCAGCAACAGCAACAGCAGCAAGAGGCGACTATCCAGCAAGAGCAGCAGCAGCTTGAGATTCAGACTCAAGTGGCGGCGGCGGAAGCGGCGAAGCATGCGGCTGGGGCCGATAAAGCTGCGGCGGAGGCTGAGGCTAATCTTTCCCAGGCCGATCTATTTGCTGCCCAGGCGGGTCAAACAGATGCTCAGGCGGCCATGACGGCAGCCCAGCCGCCAGCGATGCCGGAAGGGATGCAACCACCTGAAGGAGCAATTTAATGAACGGGCATCAACCCATGGGCCGGGGTGTAGGGCCTGGTAGGTTCGATCAGGCCAGGGCTGCGGAGATTGAAGAGCAGGAAGTCGTTCAAGAGGCGATTCAATTTCAATCCGATCCAAACCTTGGTCCGGTGGTGAAATTGCTCATCCAGGAGATGGAGGCCACGATGCTCAGGATCTACATGGAGCACCCTGACGGCCAAGCCCAGACACGGCTTTTTAAGCAACTACAAATGCGAATCGACCCATCCACGGTGATCAAAAATTTAGTCAGGAAGCGGATGGGAGCACCACTTAGCGCCTTAGCCGACGCCGCCCCGTAAAGGGATACCGGTCCGGAAGACATAACCAGAGGGGTGCTTTAGGCCCCCTGGCGGCCCGCAAGGATACCCGCCAGAAAAGGAGATGCACCATGCCAGACCCAGAAGATCACGAACTGCCGGAAGGCGAAGAAGGTTCTGAAGGTGGCAGACTCACGCTAGCCCACCTGATGGATCACCCGGACGCAGACCCGAGCCTTGCGGCACCGCCCACCCCGGAAGAGGAAGCGGCGGCCGCAGAAGCAGACCGACAAGCTGCCCTGGAAGCAGAAACCCCAGAGCAGAAGGCCGAGCGGGAAGCAGCCGAGGCCGCAGCCAAGCCGCCCGAGTTTACGCCCAAACATAAAACTTGGGAAGAGACTGAGGGGGCTCGTGAAGAAGCGGAGCGCCGGATGCACGAGGCTACCACGAAAGCCGCCGAGGAAAAGGTTGCTCGTGAAACCCTGGAAGCAGAACTGGCAGAACTGAGAGCGGCCAAGCCGCCTGAGAAGGAGGAAGAACCTCCGGTCCCGCCAGCGACCCCGGAAGAACGCAAAAAGAAACTCTTCGAGGTTGCTCGTACCGCCAACAAGAAGGCCGTCGCTAAAATCCGGGAATTGGACACGCAAGACCCGGACTATGATGACCATGTTGCGGGTGCATGGGCCGAGGCCAACGCCGAAGCCCTGCTGGAATCAGGCATGGGTTCAACCGCTGGCCTGTCCAGGGAAGAGGTGTCAAACCTCGTTAAGGAACAGGTGAAGGCCGAGCGTGAAGCTGAGAAAGCGGCCAAGGCCGAACGAGATATCCAAGACGAATCCACCCGGGCGTACAACAAGGCCCTCGATCTGGCGAAAGCATCTGGTCTGGACATGGAAGAAGACTCAGCCGACCGCATCATGTTCGATGCTCTGGCTTCCAAGATGCCCAATGAGTTGAAGAATAAGGGCGTCGAGGCCATCCATGAGAAGGTGGATTGGGTCGTGGCCGGAGTCAAACAGAAGCTCGGCAGAGTCGTGGAACAAACCGAAGCGCAGCGCCAAGCTGCCCTTGCTAACCAAAACAGAAACCGGCCTCTTGGCAAAGGAGCAGACTTTTCCTCTTCCAAGGAGCCACTTAAACGTAAAACCCTTTCGGAGATTATGGACCAAATATCTCCGTAATTTTAGGAGGCCAATATGGCTGATGAACACCTTTGGACAGATTTAGGTGGCGGTTTGCTAGGAAATCATCAAATCGCTGATGACATGTTGACTGCTATGTATGGCGAATGTCGGGTTTCAGCTTTTGCGCGGCCCGTGCCGGGCGGCATGAAGAAGAACGCCGGCGACAATATCACCTGGTATCACAACCTGCCCATCCCGGACAGCCTGGACGGTAGCCTGGAAGAGACCGGAGAAATCCCGGTACGGATGCTCGCCTTCGGAAAGCGTTCCATGGACGTGACCGAGCATGGCGTCGCCTTGCAGTTCTCCCACAAGTTGGAGACTCTGTTCAAGTTCAAGATCGACCAGATTTTCAAAGAGCGCCTGGCACAGCATCAGGCCGAAACCATGGATAATGAGGCGACCCGGGACGGTTTCCTGTCTTCCGATGTGAAGATCGTGGCCACCCCCACCTCCCTGACCGGCCTGACCTTTGGCACGGGCGGCGCTCCGGTCGCCACCGCGGCAGCCCCCATGACCAAGGATCACGTCAAGAAGATCAGCGCCTATATGTGGGACACGATTCACGTCCCTTTCTACACCCGGCCCAGCAAGAAAGGCAATATCGGGAACCAGGGCGAAGGCGGCAACGACCATTACGTCTGTCTGTCGGCGGGCGGCAACATCGAAAACCTGTTGCTGGACCCCGATGTGGCGTCCTGGCAGAAGGCCATGGGCAAGGGCGACATGCTCTACCGGAACGAGCAGTGTAATCTCCACAACATTCGGTTCGTGCGGATCAACCGGCAGAACGCCTTTGCGGACGAGATCGACGACAACGGCCTCATCAGCGATGCCGTGTTCTTCGGCGCCGAAGCGGTAGCCTATGCCGAAGTGGAGACTCCTTCCCTGCGGATGCAACCCAACTGGGGTGCCCGGGGCGGCCTGCTTCACGCCATGTTCTGGTACGGTATATACAATTACGCTCCGTTCTGGAATTTTTCGGACGACGGTTTGGCTAAAATGATAAGGTTTTCAAGCCTTTAACCTTTTTTAAACTGAACCTTCGGTCATTAATATGACTCTGTAAGGAGAACCAAAATATGCCTACCAACGAAGTGATTAGCAGCCTGTTTGAAGTGCGGCCCAATGGTTACGACGATGGGGTGGTTACCGCCATTAGCCTCGTCGATGCTGCCGCGACGCTACATACTTATACCGCCAATTTCCCGTGCGCTCCCCTGTATGCGGGGTTCCAGGTTACCACCGCTTTTAATTACCCCACCGCGGTAAACGCCTTGGGCAAGTTGATTCTCTCGCTGCAGCCGGCTGGCATTCTTCAAATCGCCTTCACCGGTGGCACCGGCGCCCAGCCCCGTGCGGGAGAGATTGCCACTGGCGGGAATTCTGGGGCCATCGGTATCGTGAAGGCCATCGGTGGCACCTGGGGCATCAGTGGGGTGATTTATTTCAAGAGCCTTACCACCGCGACTACTACCACTGAGACGATTACCTTCTCCGGTGGCGGGTCTTGTTCCCGTGCGGTAGGTATCCCGTTGATCAGTTTCGATTTGGATGACGACTTGGCCGCTGGCTATCGCTATATGGCGAAACTGGCCAATATCCCGTCGGTCGGGACCTATCAGGGGCACGCCTTGCCTCCGTTGATGGCCCTTCATCCTGGCGATCAGTTGGTATGGACTTCCGCTCCAACGGCGACCGCTACTGGAGGGGCCGTGACCGGAGTTTATCAGCCGGTGCTCTTCATGCAGTATCGGGGTGAGAGCCTGGTGAACATGCCGTATTGGAGTGATATCACCGTAGCCAGCGACGGGATTTCTTCTGCCATGTAAATCTCTGGTGGGCCTTGGGGTTGACCTGGGGCCCATTTTGTAAGGAAGGAGAGATGTTATGCCTCGTGCTTTGATTGCATCTGATGTCGTGGTGGCTTGCACCCCGAGCGACATTAATATTTTTGAAAATGGATTTGGCAGAGAAGCTTATGCCTCCCTAACCTTTGGGGCTGGTGACGGCAGTCTGACTTATCCCACCAATGGAGTCCCCGCTCCTGCCCCCGGCAATTTCGGTATGAACATGCCGGTGCCTTACCGCTGGATGGATATTCGGCAACCGGGTGATGGCTACGATTACCGTTATGATTCGACCGCTCGGGCGGCCGACCCGGTAGCCCCTTACGGCACCATCCGGATTTTCCAAAGTGCCGGGTTTACCCCCGCTGGTACAGTAGCGGCTCCGGTGTTTTCTGGTACTCCCGCAGTGTTTGGAGAGAAGGTTTACGCGTACTCCCTCCAAAACCTCAAGGGGGCTGATGCGGATGTAGCGGATAGCGCAACCGTGGATCAGGCGGCCTTACCCACCAATTCGGCGGTCATTGATGCGGCAGCCGCTGTGGCAGCCGGGGCCTGGACGTATGGTGAGAACGCCGAGATTCCCAATTCCCGAAACGTCAACATTGTCTTACTGAACGACACGGGTGGCGATATTGTCATGGAAGAGGGCACCCTGTCTTTCCTGGTGACAGGCCTGTTCCGGGGGGCCGCCCAGACGGATACCATCACCTTTACCTTCGGGGCTGGGGACAAGACCATTGCTCATGCTCCCGATTACCGCTGGAAGTACGGGGTCAAACCTTTCGACCAGATAAGCAGCGTAGTGGCGACGGGCCTGACTGCCACTCAGGATGGCTTGAAGATTTCCGTGGGATTGGGGCGCTTGTTAGGCGTACCGGTTGAACCAGATGCCGGGTCTATTAATAACTTCATCAAGATCACCAAGAACAGTGCCGAACTGGCACCGGTGGCCTACAACGACACCAACAAGACCCTGGATGTTGGGGCCTTGAGCGACAACGATGATCTGGATATCGAGGTTGAGGTTGCCACCATCGGGGAGTCCTATACTCCCGCTGGCACCAACACTGCCCCGGCCTTCACTGGAACCGCTCGTGCTGCCGCTCCGATGGTTGAACTGGGCGCCGTGGCGGTCGGGGTTACGACCCTGCGTGTCCGGATAACTGGCAAATAAAGGAGTAATTACATCATGGCATTGAACAGAGCAAGACAGCAAACCAGAAAGCAGCGGGACCCGGACGACCCGACACAGATCCTGCGAACCAAGAAACATGGTGATGTCCGGGTTGCGGGCAAGTTTTGGATGGGCGGAACCGGGGTGCCGAAGATCATCATTTTGACCCCCGAGGGCGGCTATCGGTATGCTCGTGGAGGCTCCATCAAGAGTGAACAGGCATTGCGAGATGTCATCCCGGAAGGGGTGGAACTGGATAAAGCCCTGCATTGGTGGGCCAACAAGGATAACTGGCAGAAGACTGCCACTCGGAAAATCACCTTTGAGGACGGCACCGGTTATCCGGTCTATATGGATACTGGCGAATATGTTGAGGATGAGGACGCCCTGCAGAACTATTGGCCGGCAGACGGCCCGACCAAACATATCCTCTGGGGCGCCGTGGCAGCCCTGAACGCTCGCCGGGAGGCCAAGGTCGGCCAGAAGGTTGACCCGCAGCCTCCGGTAGCGGCGGTTGTAGCCCCTTCTCCTTCTCCCTCCCCCGATCCGGAGCCACCGGTTCCCGGATGGAAAAAGGCGTTGGAAGCCAGGCAAGCCAAAAAGGCAGAGCGCGACGCCAAAGATGCCATGCACCGGGAAATGGCCGAGATGGCCGAAGCAGGAGTGGCAGGAGTGGCAAAACTTGTTGGGGATGAAGCAGCCTCAATGGAGTAATCCATGTCCGACAGCGGAACCACTATCCGGGTCTGCCAAAATCCAGCGTGTCGCCTGGGGATGCCGCAATCTGACTATATCACGGGGCTCCTTTTCCCCGGGTCCGACAAACGCTGTCCTCAATGCGGGACCCCGTGGAAGGCCCGGCCAGCTTGGAAAGGCCAACCGCCTGACGGCTATGAGGAGGATTACGAATGAACCTGGGCCAGATGCAGGCTGAGTTGGGATACCTCATCAAGGATAATGGCACTCTGGCCTCATGGCTGGTTGGCTGGATTAACGATGCCATCCTGTCAGTGGCCACCGATTACGACTTGCCGCCTCTGGCCATGGTGACTCCTTATGAAATCGAGGTGGATACCACCGACTGGCTTTGGTCGCTCCCGGACTCCTTCCATAAGAACTTGTTCATGGCGAAACGGGTAAACTCGGATGGGTCAGCCTATCGCATTCACAATATCTATAAGAACTATCGTTACCTACTGAGCAAAGACCATACGATCACCGGAGATAATGTCCGGGAGCTCGCGGTTATCCCCCAGGGCCTTGACTTTATGCTGGGGGTTCACCCACTGGCAGAGGACATTCTGAACCTGTGGTTCTACCAAAAGCCCGCGGCCCTGGTCGATGCCAGCGATGTGTGCGACTGCATCCCGTTCAATTTCATCCCCCAGGTGATCTACCCCAAGATCATCATCAAGAACTACCAGTTTATTGTGGACCAGGTTACCGACTTCGCATTCACCGCTGGCCCCTTGCAATATTGGCAAGGGGAGTTGGCTAAGGGGCTTTTCGGCGCCCGTGGTCAGGGGACGGGGTTACTCGGGTATTTTCAGATCAATTTCCATCCGCCCCGGCGTACCGGTGGCAGAGACCCCATCGGGGGAAAACCTTACCACTATGGCTCAGGAATGTAGCCCATGAAGGCCTCCAAACCCATTACTGCCCTTGGCTTTAACGGGATGAATAATCTCCCTGAGATGCCGGGTAAGCTCCTGGACGATGAGCGTCGGATCACTCCTTCCTTCATCTTGAACGCTGAGGTGACGGACGGAGGGGTGCTTATTCAGCGTCAAGGGCATGCCAAGAAGATCACCTTACCTGGGGCACATAGTCTGTGGTCCGGGAGCGTGATGTTGGTGGTAGCGGCGGGGGTGCTTTACCGGGTGGAAGGGGTCACGGCCACGGCGATTGACACAGTGACCGGCCCCGACGCCCGGATGACTTACGCTGAGATCGACAATAAGGTTTTCATGTCCACCCCGTACTGGCAGGGGATTTTGTACCTCGATGATATGACGGTGCGGTCCTGGGGGGTAGCCCTCCCCCCGGCCCCGGAGGTCAGTATCGTCTCCGGCGACATGCCCCCTGGGACTTACATCCTGGCGTACACCCTGGCGGCATATGGCCGTATCGGTGGGAATGGGGGGCTGACTCAGGTAACTTTCGACGGCGCTCCCCAGGGAATTAAGCTGAATAACCTGCCCTCCGGTGCTCAGACCTGGGTTACTCATCCCAACGGGAAAGAACTATTCCTGGCGAACGTGGTGGGCGGGGTGGTCACGGGGCAAGTGCCCCAGGCAATACCTCTCCCCTCCTTCACCGTGGCCCCACCCCTGGGGTTCACTGACTTCTGCCAAGCCTTCGGTCGTATCTGGGGGTGTGCTGGGAAGAAGTTGTCCTACTCCGACCCTTTCCAGTACGAGTGGTTCCGGGTGAAGAATTACGTCCCCTTCCTTGAGGATCTGATCATGGTGGCCCCGGTTACCACGGGGCTGTACGCCAGTTCTTTCACCTCCACCTGGTATCTGGATGGAACGGAGCCCGGCAAGATGGTGATGAAGCGGGT